GCGATACTGCAAACGCCAACGCCAAATGCGACTAATTCGTTTGGACTCATTTTTCACTAAGGCCATAATCTACTTCGCTCCCGGACTTTGGATCTAACGCTTTTGCTATTGGAGCAACAACTGCACCAAGCAAGGTTGCATAAGCTGGATGAATGTCAGCCACTATTGCTAAAGCAACTGTTATTCCACTAGCTGCTACAGCTCTCAAATATGACTTAATTGCTGCTTTGTGTTTTTTAGATAGTTTCATTAGTTACCTTTCAGTAGTGGGATGTCGAATTTATGACCAGGTTGATTTGGCTTAAAACTTATGTGAATGTGTTTATGATGTGGATTTATGCCCCGATACTTAACCCAACGCCATAGCGACCTTGCTGAACATATTTTACCAGCGTGGATTATGTAAGATGTACGCTTATCTTTTTTTGCTGCGAGTCGAAACTGATCTGCCAAATCATAACTAATCCCTTGTTGGTCAGATAAGCCAGCGTCAATGTCGATCGCGCAAACTTCTCCGTTAGGTCTTGGGTTGTGATCGGATTTTCTAGATGCGTGCTTATTATCGCCGATCCATCCATCAGCTTTCCTGCTCCTACCCACAAACGCTCCATTTATTTGGTCGCGTAATGTTTCAGCAGCTTTAGATAAAAATGGCTTCATTAGCCAAGTAGCAATTTTGCTTCATCAGCAGTAATACCAAGTTTATCAAGTAATGCTTGGCGTGCTGCAATTTTTGACTCATCAACTACTGGTAATTCATCAATCATTTTTTGTTGTAATTCTTTTTCAGCAGCTAATTCTGCCTTAGTCATTTCTCTTTCAATAACCTCATCGGTTGTGCAATTGACTTCAACTTTTTTAGTTGCCATTATGAAATACCCCATAACTGTAATGTGCCTGTAATTGATTGACTTCCCGATCTTGTAAAATCAACTCTAGTTATTGCAGTTCCAGTTGTATGATAATTTCCTTGAGCATATCCATTATGATAAATGTTATCTGCTGTTGAATATCCACCCATTGTGTAAGCAAATGATCTTTTCAATGTAGTTGAAGCATAATTGTAAATATCAAAAAATCCATTAGTTCCACCATTATTGGCGGTTGTATAAGTTGTTGGAATTGGAGCAAAATATTTACTTGATCCAATACTTGTTAAAGAATCTGCACCTAATCCAACGCATGTTCCATTTGTTCTTACAGAACTTGAAACATAAGAATAAACTGAGCCTGTATCATTATTTAGTGTTGCAGTCCAAAAAACATCACTTGCGCTTTGAAAACAATCAATAAACAATAATCTTAAATGTTTATAAGTTGTTGGAATTGAAGTTAAGGAAATTGAAGTTGCGGCACTCAATGTTGTAGTACTTATCAAAGTTTGTCCACCGGCAGCAACAGCAGCCCACTCAATACCATTAGTTGCTCCAGAATTTACAGTCAAAACATGACCATTAGTTCCACCAACTGCTAATCTTGCAGCTGTATCTGCTGCGCTTCCTACAATTAAATCACCTTTGGCATCAATTAAGGTTTTGTTTATTGCTGCATCAGCATTCGTCTTAACTGTTGAATCGACAGCGTTGCCAAATATTGCAAAATCCGCTGGCAAATCTTTTACAAGATCTGTCGGATCGGGCATAATCCAGCTATAATTCGGGGTGGTAGCCATTAGTTCATATTCTCCTTTATGCCACTATTGTAGCGTATTCCCAAGTCAATGTTGGGTCTATTGTGTTCCAAGCCTCTGTTATTGGTGTGGTATTCCAACGCATAGCCACTTGGCTAAATGCGGTTGGTGAAACATTGATTGTTAAAAACAGCTCATTAAATCGTGTGCTCCATGACCAGCCCTCAACATATCCTTGAAATGTGCCACCTGATATTTGGCTTGGCAAATTTCTAATATCAACCGGCATTCCCATAAACACGCCTAATAGATCATCACGATCAGCATTGTCAATTTCTGAGTTAGTAATTGGGAATGTTATAGATTGGAATGCTGGCTGTGGGTAGGCTCTTTGATCAATATAGCGATCAGCAATTGCTTGAGCATCTACTCCACCTTGAACCCTAGAATTAATGGTTTCGGCTTTATAGCCATACAGGGCGATTGAATTGGCATCTGTAGCTGTAACCTGTGAATTAAAGTTATTGCCATAATTTATATATATGTCATTTCTAACATCTGCTGAACGCATAATCGTAGATAAGCCAGCACCTAAAGCATGGCCAGCATCTAGTTCAACATAACCATTTGTAAGTAGATAGTTTTGTCTGTGGTCTGCATCTGCATATCCAATGTTTCCATTGTTTGCTTCATAAATATAACCAAATGCTGAATTGGCAATATCTGAAACAATGTTGTAAATAGTATCTACTGTGGTTGATTGAGCAGTCATTGTGTAAAGTCCAGGTTGGTCAATATCGCCTAATCCTAAATTAACTGCATTAGCCCAAGTTTCAGTTGCATCATAAGTTGACCATTGAGAAGCTGCTGGCACATCATTCCATGAACCTAATAAAACACTTGACAAAATTGAATAGATTTGGTTGCCATCCTCATCTTGCGAAATGTTGTCATCCCAAATTTCTTTAGTTAATTTAGCAAGTGAACCCATAGCCAACAATGTGTATTGAATAACTTGGGCTGCTGAGCCAGCATTTCTTACTTCAACAGTTACATCAGTAATATCGCCACCAAATAAACTTACATAAAATGCTGAACTGTCTTTTATTTGTAAATCTAAACTGTCATTTATCTCAAAAGGTAATGTTTGACCATTTAATGCAATTAAGGTTATTTGAATATAAGATGGAAGTGGCTGTTGGTAAATATCTGTGCGACCTGCTTGATGTTGAACATCGGCAATTGCTATGTCAGTATAATCAACACCACCGACAGTTAATTTCCAGTCAGGCGTAAACTCAGACATTATCTATCCCTGAGTGCAGTTGTACTTCTAGCTGCTTGAGCATTTAAGGTTGATGCGACAGCTCTAGCAGCACCCTCGCCATCAATAGCATTAACAGTTAAGTAAAGTGGATTGCCTGACCCATAAGTAAAACTTGATCCACCTTTAGGAACTGTAGGCAAAGATGATCTACTAGCTGATGGTGCTGGATTAGGTAATGATCCAATATTGACACCTGGAATTATATTAACAACCCTAATAAGTTCATTTGCTAGTGATACGACTAAACCGATTGCTTCTCTAATAAATGTAATAAATCCTTGAATAATGCCAGATACTACACCAATCGCTTTACCAAATGACTCAGCATTCTTTTGAGTAGCAGTTAATGAATTACTTAAACCTGAATCTCCAGTTAAGCCTGCAATAAATGCGTTAAGTGTAGGAATGCCAGTTTCATTTAAAAATGTAATAAATTGTTCAACTGCTGGCAATAAAGCTAATCCTAAACTTTCTTTAGCTTCATCAAATCCTACTTTTAAGCGATCAATTTTGCCTTGAAATGTTTCAGCATTAGTAGCTGCTGCGCCACCATAAAGATCAGCAAGTTTTTGTTGAATTTCTGTAAAACTTAATGTGGCTAATTCAGCCTTGCTCAATCCAAGCCCTAATCTGCCAAGCGATGTGGTATTACCATCTTGAGCGCGACCTAATGCATTTGCAACTGTTTCTAATTCAATCCCACGACCTTTTGAAATATCTAAAGCAAGTGCTAATAATCTTTGAGCCTCGCCTGTGTCTTTTGTAGATACTGCCAATCTTTGCATGGCTGGACGCAATTGATCATCGGCCACACCTGTTGCTAAAGATGTCTGAAGGATAAAGTCCTCAGTTGCCTTTATTTGGCCTTCTGTGGCCCCTGTGGCGGTTCTTAATGCAGCAGCTAACCTTAACTGTGCCTGCTCATCCTCTATTGCAGCCTTGACCCCATCAATGGCTAATTTAGTGCCATAAGCAACGGCAGCAGCAGCAGCTACAGCAAATGCAGCAGCAGCCTTCTTTCCAAACTCTGAAATTTTGCTTGAGTTAGTTTCAACGGCTTTATCAGCTTCACCTAACTTCTTTTTTAAGTCATCAACATCAGCAAGGATTGATAACTTTAATGTGCGATTACCGGTTGCCATTAGACCCATTCCTTAATAATGCGATCAAAACTTTGTTCCCACTTATCAATCAATTCAGGCTGAATTCTGCGAAGGGTTGGATAAATGAACCATCCGCGAGATCCACGACCTTGCCTTCCAGAATATGCAGGGAACTGTTTGAATTTATTTGAACCAAACTCAATGCCACCCCATAAGGTTTGTGTAGTAGCACCACCTGAAAATTTTTGGCGTGCGAATCCATAACTGAATTCACCAATCTTGCTTGATTTAGAGATGCTAACGCCATCCGCG